GTAACAGCAGGAAATATTGTTGATTCTAATCTACGTTTCCCGGAGTTGGTTTTTATTTGTTTTGTAGTTGCATATCTCATATATACCTTTATTCATTATTCAAATCTATTGATTTAAAATCACTTAACCAGTTATCAGATCCAGCCAATGCACCATTTTGATCATATTGTTTAGCTAATGAATAGAATCGGCCGCCTTTTTGTGGTAACGAATCTCCAATAACATTGAATCCGATTGAAACTTTTACCATTAATGGCACTTGCATCATTTCTGGATCATCTTCCATGTTGATTTCCCATGGAGAATCTGCATCACCCAATGTATAAGATAAACTAGATATGATAACTGGCATTTGATTGTATAAATCTCCAACCGTTATGCGCATCCATGGGCCTTTAAATCCTATAGTATCACTTGCATAATCAGGTGTTGTATAGCCAGCAAGAGCATTCAATTTACGATATATAGGTTTTAATTCATCTCGGTCCGTTGCATATACTGTAAAATCCATACTCATATCTCTGCTATACCCGGAGTAATGATAATTTGGATCTGCACGACCCATTAATTGTACTGCATTCCATTGTGGATTAAATGTGTCTGAAATGCTTCCGAGTGTTGCACGAAAAACAATAACATCATCTTTTGCAGTTACATCTTCTTTTAAATGTGGAGCTAATTTAGGTCCCGTAAAGAAGAATTTGATGAAATCTTGAGTTTCTTGAAATCCGATTACATCAGTTTTCCATTTATATATAGCACCTAAATTACCATTTGGTTGATAATCAATAACATTGACTTTATCTCCGCGGAATGGTGTTGCTATGGATAATCGATGTATAACAGGTTTCCATGTTTTATCTGCGCTCGACCAACGTGTTGCAACATGACTTTGTTGAGTAAAATCATTGCGAAGTGCATATGGATTTCCATGATCTCCCCAACCATAACCATATTTACCAAAACCATCTCGATTGAATATGGTATATGCGCCGCCTGGTTGTGCCGATAATGCAGCAAGTTGTGCAGCGCGCGCACTATATTTTCTTGCAAGTAATGATGCACCATCTAATCTCGTATCTGCAGAAAGCCCAATATTACGTATGCCTTTTCTGCTACGAAAATCATTGAGAGTGATCCATGGCAAGTTCCAAAGCTGAGTGAATGGTGATGTAGAATATGGCGGATCATTAGGATTAGCTAAATTAATGAAATTGTTGTATACTGCACTTACTTGTGGTACTCCTAATCCACTACCAATAACGGTTGCACCTAAACCAATAAGTCGTTGTGTTGTTGAGCTTAGTGTTATGTTGCTATGTAATTGTGTTGAACTCATTGCAGTTATCCGTTTATTGATCGATTAGAAAATTCTATTGCTTTTGTTAAGTTATATCCATCCATTTCTATTTTGAATCCGGACATTGCTTGTTGAACAGCGGCTGCAACGGCTCGTGCAATTGGGTTTGGATCTACCGTTGCAGTTTTGCCCCCAGTCATCGAATCAACTGCTGATGCTAATTGTCCGGTACCTGTGCTAGCAAGTAATGCTGCACCATCTGGCACTGTTGCAAATTTATCTGCTGGATGAAATTGAATTACGCCATCGTTGACCATGACTGCATCTTCTTTTTTCACCGTTGGAGTGACAGGAGTAGTTCCAGCTGTTGGTGTAGCTCCGAAAACGGCATTTGAAAATGCTTGTAACTTTTCTGTTGCAGCTGTTAATGCACCGCCGAAGACAGGAATGTTACTACCTAATCCTTTCAATTCTTTCAACACTACTCCATTTGCTTCGCCTATTAATTGACTTGAACCAACTAACGAAGCTAAACTTTGATTCATGCCCATTTTCATTACTTCTGCAGATTCTCCAACAAATGTACCTTTACCACCTTTTTTATCAGCACCTAATATAGCATCTTGTGATTCTTTAATAGCATTTGCTTGCGAACCTGGGGTAGTGCCGATAGATACTCGGATTCCTTCTGTAAGAGCTTTTCCATAAAAATCTTTAGCTAGTTGATCTGTCGTTTTTTGACTTTCTGCATCTTTTATTTTGTTGAATGTGTCTAATTGAGCTGCAGACATGGTTTTAGCGGCTTCTGCAAAATCGCCTGGAGACATTGTTAATAATTTATCAACTTTGTCTTTATCCATTCCGGTTTTATACAACTTTTGAACCTGATAAGATTTCATTAACTCATCAGTAGCCATTCCCAATGTTTTTGCTAACTGTTCTTTAGCATAATAATTGTTGCCTTCTAAAATATCACCTTGAGTTTCATAAACATCATTCATGGCTTCTGCCATTTTTAATGGTTGCCCAGCTAGTTTTGCTTCTCGAAATTTTTGAGCTATGCTTACATTGTTTTGATCTACTAAACGTTTACCAGAAAGTAATTGATATTCTAATTCATTGTTTACAGACTCTTCTATATTCAAGAATCCTTTAGCCGTTGCATCAAGTTGTTTGAATGTTACGCCTAAAACTTTAGCTTTAGCAACTGCTAACTCTAAACTTCCTGGCATTTTCTTATAAGACATTTGAATATCAGCGCCTAGACCAGCAACTTCGGACATTATTGATTCAAATTGTCCTGATAGGCCTGTTGCAGCTTCTACTTGATCAGCTAACTGTTTAGTTGCACCTATCATGCCCAAACTAGATTGACCCATACCTGTTGCATAAAGTTCGTAGTTTGCAGCTGCTTCGCCAGTAATACCTAGATGTTCTTCTAACAATGTATTAGTCATCAATAAGTTTTTACCAAATGCAGTATTTTTAGCAATGATTTTTCCCATTCCTGGAACTAATTCCTTTTCTATACGCATTGCAGTATTTCGAATAGTGTCGCCTCCAGTACCTAAGCTAACTGCTAATTCATCATATGATTCGCCTAATGATGCAGCTTCTGCAGAATTGATTCGAAATGCTTTATTTAAGTCTTTGTTTCGTTGTTCTAGATACGTCGCGTTAGTTATCAAGGTTGTTGCAGCATCTGCAGTATCTTTGAAAACTGCAGCTAACTTCCCGATACCCATTTGCATTGCTAATGATTCATTAGATACAGATTTAGCAACAGCAACAAATTTGTTTAAAACGGCATCTGCAAGTTCATCAATATCACCAGTTAAATCGCTTATATCTTTACGTAACTGTTTTAACATTTTTTCCTGGCTAGTGATATATCGTTTATCCATTGGATCTCGATCATCAGGCATACCATGACGAGGTTGCTGTTTCAATGCAAAAATTGATATTTGACTCAAGTGCTTCATATAATCATAAATATCGTTTACGTGGTTTTCTTGGGTGCAGATTTTTTCGGAGCGGTTGCGGAACCAGGTGCAGGTGCATTACGTGCTTCTAAAATCTCATTGATTTTTTTAGTCCACAGTTTACGTATAGGAATTGGCATATTATATATAGTATCCCAGTCCCAACGGCCTTCACCCCACCAAATCAAATTAAATATATTTTCATGCAATGTGTTGCGGTCTTCTGGCTTATAACCAAAGAAGGTCTGATCTAAGTGGAAACCCGGCTGTGAAGGTGCCTCCCTCTTCACCTTCGAATGTTGCTTCTAAGTTTACACCTGGTATATGATCTGCTACATGGCGACGGAAATCACGTGATTCTTTAGGCGTCATTTGATAACGAATGAAATGTTCAATGTCATGTTGTTTTCTGGATCCATTAACTTCAGCAATTGTACGCATCAAAAAATCTGAAACTAGATGATCATCTGAAATTGTATCTACTTCTCGTTTGTTAAGAAATCGAAATTTAATGTCAATGCCATCTGTTTTATATGTAAACTCACCTTGTGAATTAGATGTTAAGTCAAAAGGACGCATTGTTAATTTAGATAAATCTAGTGTTCGTAGGTAACTTTTATTAGTGGCGGGATCTGTTACAGCAACCGTATATTCTGAACCAAAACCATGAACTCGTGCTGCAATGATAAGATATTCTTTGTCTGGTATGATTAAATCATCAACATCAACTGGTTCTAATATCAGAGACTGCAAAAGTTTGTCTAAAACTGTGTTTTGTCTAATATATGTTGTGTTTGTTAGGATATCTTCATCATATGCGGTCATGTATCGCATTTCTACAGTGCCTTTTCGTAATGGGCTTGATTCTGGATAAACTAGACCTTTGCTAGGCAATGTTACAGCAATTGAAGGTATTGTGCTTCTCTGCTTGTTTTCATATTGTTGTTTTGCTAATTCGATAAGATTCTTATCATTAAAACGTTCTGTTACTGGCATAAACTTTCCTTTTATATAACTTTATTATAAATATGTAAGACAGTAAAAATGGGTGAAATTTCTTCCACCCATCTTGTTATAATAGCTTGATAATGATTAATAGCTTAACAATGCCCAATCATAATTCAATGTAGCATCAATCATTACTACATCTTCTGCAGACCAATCTAAAGAGCCGAAATTTACTTCTGATAAATAACATCCTTTAAGTTTCCATTCTTCAATAACTTCACCTAATGGAGAAAGTTGATTGAGTGTAATGTCTTTTTTGTATATTGCAGCATATCCGTCGCGGCCCGTTGCTGATTCATGATGTAAACGAACCCATTGCATTACAGCTTGTGCTGCTGATGGTACAATTGCATCATAAATTGTAATAGCAATACTATTCCATGAACTTTTACCTTTAAGTTTTCTTTTAACGTTGATATGATCTATAGTTACTTCACCATTCGTTAAACTTGGTTTAGCAGCAGTTTTAATCAAATATGCAGGAATTCCTTCGCCATCTGCGCCTGGAATTGACATTACGAACTTGTGTTGGTATTTCGGTTCCCATGAAAATGCTTTGTCATAGAAATTCGGATTCAGACCGTAATCTGTAAGTTCAGATGCTTTTGGAGAATCTCCTTGTCCATCAGGTGTTCCTCCACCATTTCCATTTGGTTGTGTATTACCTACATATGGAAACAAATCTGAATTATTATTTGTTGCTGAATATGGCATAATTCTGTCCTTT